CTCGGTTAAACATATCGGGGTGGAATATCATAATTTACCTTGCTTAGTATCTTGCGAAAGATTATTAAAAGACAATGGATTTACAATAGAATACTATAAGTTTAACTCAGTTGAGTTAGATCATCAAGGTGTAATACACGCATATAAAACTATATAAAATGTCAGCATCAGGATTTAGAAGATTAAAAAGACACAGAGAAAGGGAAGCAAAGAAGTTATTTGAGAAGATAACCAAGCAGACTATGGATCAAATTAATAAACAACCAGAAGAAGAAAGACAAAAACTATTGGATTTGTATAAACTTATGATGGAAGAAAAGGAAGCAGTTAAAACAGAAAAACAAAATGGGATGTAATTGCGGTAAAAAGAAGCAACCAGTGGTAGTAACACCTGAACCAGTTATTGTACCACAAACACCTGATCAACAACACGCACAGGAAATGGATAAATATGCACAAGCATTAAGAGAAGAAACCATAGATTGGTTCAATAATATAGATACAATTAATCCTTTAGACGATGAGCAAATTTGACATAGACCAAATCAATCTAGATAGATTGGAAAGACTTAAGTTAAATTCAATTGAAAACCCTGGAAAACAAAAGAAAGGTTGTAAGACCTGCAAGAAACCAAAGGAAGTTGTGGTAGAGAAATTACCATTACCATTTGAATTAGAACCTTATATACCATCAGTTGATGATATTAAAAAAGCATATATAATGTTAGGTAGTCCTAAAGAGAATGAGAAAGTATTTATTAAACAGGTATTTCAAGCTTTATTCAATGAGGACTTTGATTTTAATTGTCCTAGTTGTGTTCATACTCAGACAAGAATCTTGCAGAACTACCTTAAAAACACATTAAACATTAAATTATAATGGAACAAGAAAATAAAAAATCAGGCGGAAGAAAATCTAATATCGCTACTTACGAAGAAAGAATACCTGAAGCATTTGAAATGATACTCTATGAAAAACTCTCCTACACAGAATTTAGACAACAAGGTGCCAAACGATGGGGTATCACAGAACGTTCAGCTGAAACTATTTGGAAAGATTGCAAGGATAGACTTAAAGCAAGATTTGAAGAAAAGACGGAAGAGGTCATCTCAGAGCAGTTATCTAGGTACTTTGACCTTCTTGCTAGGGCCAGAGCTGACAACAATAAAAGGGTGGAACGCGAAACTCTAGCCGATATTAATAAGTTATATGGATTGGAACAACGTAAGATAGATATTACATCAAACGGTGAAGCAATCTCTATTAACATTCAAATAGACAACTAAAAAAATTTACCCACCCTACTCGCTAAACTTCGTTTTTGGCCTACCGTATATATGGAAATAAATATTAAACTAACTAAAAAGCAAGGTCAGGCTTGGAAACTACTGATGGACAATACAACCAATGAAGTGTTGTATGGTGGTTCAGCTGGTGCTGGTAAGTCTTGGTTAGGCTGTCTATGGATTAGCACATTGTGTTTACAATATCCTGGTATAAGATGTTTGATAGGTAGAACTGTATTACAACAATTAAAACTAACAACTCTTAATACGTTATTTGAAACCCTACAATCAATGGGGTTAAGATCGGGTGAGCATTATGTCTATAACGGGCAAAGCAATGTTATAACATTCACAAATAAATCTGAGATAGTTTTAAAAGATTTACAGTTTCAACCATCAGATCCCAACTTTGATTCATTAGGTGGTTTGGAACTTACAGCAGTATTCGTAGATGAGGCAGCACAGATAGGTCAATTAGCATACAATATCCTAAAGTCTCGTATGAGATTTAAATTAGATCAGTATGGATTACAACCAAAGTTATTATTAACGTGTAACCCAGGTCAAGTATGGCTTAAGAAAGTGTTTTATATCCCATATGTACAAGAGACATTACCAAGCAATATGGCATTTGTCCCAGCATTACCATTAGATAACCCACACTTACCAGCATCTTATATTGAGATGCTTAAGTCATTACCTCCAGCACAGAGACGAAGACTATTAGAAGGTGATTGGAATTATATGGAAGAGAGTGATAATATATTTGACTTTGATAGCATATCCAATTCTGTATTCAAATTTGCACCACAAGCAACAGATAAGAAGTATATGTCAGTGGACGTAGCAAGGTTTGGTGCTGATAGGTCCGTAGCGATCGTTTGGAGTGGCTTGGTTGCCATAGAAGTGTTTATCTATAGCAAACTATCAACCACAGAATTATCGGCTGAAATTAAGGAGCTAATAGCTAAATATGGAATACATCCTACGAATGTTATCGTGGATAGTGATGGTGTAGGCGGAGGAGTTTCGGATCAGCTTAGAGCAACAAACTTTGTTAACAACTCATCACCACTACACAAACAGAACTTCAGCAACCTTAAGTCACAATGTTATGTAAAACTATCTGAACTGTTTAAAGAAGAAAAGATTAGCTTAAACATAATTAACCCACAGATTGTGGATGATTTAACACAAGAATTATTGTCCGTAAAATTAAAGGACGTAGATAAAGATAATAAAGTCTCGGTAATGTCCAAAGACGAAATGAAGAAGATCCTGGGTAAATCACCCGATATATCTGACGCATTGATGATGAGGATGTACTTTGAGATTAAGAATATGAAGACCACTGGTAGATACAGTATGGCCTTTGTATAAAACTATATAAAATATGCTTAGATTTAAAATTGATGATGTGCCATATGAAGTGGAAGATAAAATAACCATAGATCAATATGTGAAGATTTATAAGATCAAGGACTTGTTTAATGATGATTATTTCGCTGCCAAGCTAATTAGCACAGTAACTAATTGTTCATTACAGGACCTATTAGATTGTCCATTTGAAGAAATAGCATATATATCCAATTATATTACAGAGAAGCTACCAACAACTGAGGAGATTAAATTTAAGGATAGATTTGAAATAGATGGTGTTCATTATGGTTTCTTTCCAAACTGGAGAGACTTAACCTTTGCTGAGTTTATTGATATGGATACCCTATCAACCAAAAAAACGGATGAGTTATTAGATGTATTACATATACTGGCAGCAATTATGTATAGACCAATTATCCAAGAGCATTCAGAACACAACTTTGAGATAGAGAAATATGACTTAACAACGCTACCAAAACGAGCCGAGTTATTCAAAAAGAAACTAGAGGTGTCATATATATTAGGTGCGCAGTTTTTTTTTATCAAATACGTAAAGAAATATTCAAACTATACCCTACCATATTTGGCGAAGAAGATGAGCTTGATGCAGATGATAAGCGTGATCTGGACTTATTGGAGGATGATTTACAAGACTCCTTCCAAAAATCGTTTGGGTGGTTTCTGGTCGTCAACAAAGTTGCTGACAATGATTTTACAAAACACGAATACATATACCAAAAAAACATAACAGAAGTGCTTAATCAATTGTCCTATTTAATATCGTGGGAACAGGAACAAATTAAAGCACAGAAGAAAATGATGGGTCAGATATAATTTCATACCACTTTTCAGATTATTTTATATTTATTAATAGAATGAATACAAGTTCAATAAATTACAAACAGATAGTAGCAGACTTAGCATCAATTGCTTATCATCACCCTCAAATCAATTCATTTGGTTTTGGTGACCTTGCACAATGCACAAACGATATTGTGACCAAACAAGAGCCACAATACACAAGAATGTATATTGTTCCTGGTGATGTTAGGTTAAATGAGAACCATTTGCATTATAAGTTTTCCATTATTATAATGGATAGAGTAGATGATGACCAGTCAAATCAGACTGAAATAATGTCAGATACTTTAAGAACCGCTATGGATGTTTGGACCATTCTATTACAATCATATACAGAACGACAAGGTAATTTTAGTTGGGATTTGATTGTAGATTATGATCCAGATATTATCCCATTCATAGAAAGGTTTGAAACAACCCTAGGTGGATGGACATTAAACGTATCATTTCAGGTGGCATTTGATTATAACAGTTGCACACCTCCTGTTACAGGAAACTTTCAATTCCCTGATGATCAACAATATAACAGTTACAAATATGTATTAGACGAGTTTCAAGAGTTTGCAAACTTACACAGACAGGTTGAATCATATGGATTTGGAGATATAGAACAATTAACTAATGACATAATAACAAAACAGGAACCAAGATACCCACGTATGTATGTTCTACCTGATAGTACTCACATTCAACCAGGGCATATACATTTAGGTTGGAGGGTATTCTTTGTGGATAAGCTAAACAATGACATATCAAATTTTACGGAAGTATTATCTGATCAATTGGAAATTGTTAAAGACTTTTTTGCAAAGTTATATCTATCTGACTTTGAAGCAGGGTGGGAAGCGAACGTTACACCATTCTATGAGAAAACTGAAACAGTTTTATCTGGATGGATAATTGACTTTCACTTCATTCAGAAGTATTCATTTGACAGATGTGTGCTTCCTGAGTTACCATTTACAAAAGGTCTTACTTGGGCTGAGGTTGCTGAATTATGGAAAAACGTTTCAAAAGACTGGGAAAACGTATAACACAAAAATATTAAAAACACTATGGGGCAACTTACAAATCTCTATGTATCACAATCGTACCAAGGTCTCTTAAAGATGACCGATAGTACTAATGGTCTAACTAACACACTTCAAACTGTACAAACAGGTGATGGGGATAACTCTCCATTGCAAATGAGTTTAACAGAAGTTAATATATCTGGTTCCTTAACTGTTAATGGATCACCTGTAACTGCAATTAATACAGGTTCATTTGCAACTACAGGTAGCAATACATTTACTGGTAATCAATTAATAACAGGTAGTGAAGGTTATGTAACAGTTGATGGTTCAACAGCAGGAACAAATGACAACGCTTTATTTTCTATTCACGCTAATAATGACGGACCTTGGATTGGAAGATACTTTAATGATACCTTTTCAACAGGTAGTTCTATATTAAGTTTCTGGGGCGACAATGATGGTACATTCCATTTTCATAATGAGAGCACAGCATCAATAAAATTTGGTGTTAATAACTATGGTGACAACTTAATTCTTAACAATACAAATACAATCTCAAATAGAGATTTAATTGTATCAGGAGCATTATATCAAACAGGTACATTTTATGCTGATCAAATTGATGTAAGTCAAGGAGGAATAGTTCAAGGAACAGGTTCTTATGTTGCAACATTTACAAATGATGGAATATTAGAATATGCTACATATCCTCAAATAGCTTCAGTATTAATACCTGACTTAACAGGTTCATTCAATAGAAATGGTTTAATTACCACAGGTTCTATTGGTCAAAGTCAAACAATTACAGGAAGTTTAGATATTAGTGGTACAATTAGTGCAAACTCAGCATCATTCAATTATCTACATACAATATACGAAACCGCTTCTATTATATATTCAAGTGGTTCAAACCAATTAGGAGATGAACTATCTGATAATCAAATATTGTCAGGTTCAGTTTATGTTCAAGGTGCATTCTATATAAATGGTGTGCCTATCACAAATGGTACATCAGGTACTTCTGGAACGTCAGGTTCTAGTGGCGCTAATGGATCTTCTGGTAGTTCAGGCACTGCAGGATCTAGTGGTGTTTCTGGAAGCTCTGGTACTAGCGGAACTGCTGGTACATCAGGTAGTTCAGGTCAAGCAGGTAGCTCAGGAACATCAGGATCTAGTGGTGCTACAGGTGCTAATGGTAGTTCTGGTACATCTGGTACAAGTGGAAGTTCAGGTCAATCAGGTTCTTCAGGATCTAGCGGTTCATCAGGATTAGCTGGGTCATCAGGAACAAGTGGAACATCAGGATCTAGTGGTGCTACAGGTGCTAATGGTAGTTCTGGAACATCTGGAACTGCAGGTACAAGTGGTAGTTCAGGAGTAGCTGGTTCTTCAGGTACATCTGGAACTGCTGGATCTTCAGGTACTAGTCCAGTATTTGATAGTGGTTCTTATGCAACAACTGGTTCAAACATATTCAAAGGTGATCAAGTTGTTTCTGGTTCTTTAATTGGAAACAGTCTAAATAACGGTATGATATTCATTAATTCTGAAGCATATAATAGTGGATCAGTTAAGGCTAATATATCAGCATCGGCAGCAATATCACAATCAAACATATTCTTTGGTGGTTTAACAGGTCCAGCAGCAGCAAACCAAACAGGTTCAATTGTTGTATCTGGTTCAAACAATATTTTATTGGGTGGTCCAAGACCATCAACAATTACATCAGGTACGTATGGTTATATTAATGGTAACTCTAATATAATGGGTGGTCAACAAACTTTAACCACATCTTCTGTTATTAGACCAGTTACAAGTAATAATATTAATATGGGATCTTTGGCATTAGCTTTTACAACATCGTCATTAGCTGCTCCAAACTTTAGTAATGGTCTTATATTTGGTAGTGCAACATTTAACCATCAAAGTGGTTCATCTCAAGCAAATGCCAATTTAATTGCTGGTACATTAACAAGTACACAAAACAATATTGCTGGTGTTAACATAGCAACAATAGCTCAAAACGTTATTAACGGTACAGCAACTTTAAGTCATATATCATCATCAATTTTATTTACACAAAATAATATTAATGGTACAACAACTATAACAGATTTATTTAGTGGTTCATTTAGTAATGCAACAAACGGACCATCAGTTACTCAAAATACTTTTATAGGAAACATTGGTGTTTGGTTATCAGGTTCTAACTCATCAGCAAGTACAAGAACAATTGCATATAATATTATTGGTGGTTTAAATAGTTCAGTTACTTCATCATTAGTAAACTCAAATAATGGTCATCTTGTAGCATCAATTGTATATGGAGATACTTTAAGAATAACTGGTTCACATACATCAGCAAATTCTGGTGGTTCAGCATTCTTTGGTAGACATAACGGTACAGAACCAGCTGTAGCAGATGCGCAAAATATTGTATTTGCAGTAGGAACTGGTACAGGTAACTTTAACAAAAGAACAAGTTTCTGGATTGATTCAGGTTCTGTATCAAACGTATCTGGTTCATTAAACATAACAGGCGCTTTAAACATTAATGGTGTCACTTCTATGACAAGTTCTGCTAATACTACATTATTTGTTAGTGGTACAATGCAAACACAAAGATTGCAATTTGTTAATAACGTATTTAATACTAACGTATCATCTAATTTAGGTGCTATTAGAATGTCTAGTGATAACCAAACATTCCAGTACACTAACTATGATTTAGCTCAAATCACAACACAATCTTTTATTGATCAAATTGTTAATACAGGAAGTGCATATACTCAAACAAAACTTGGGGCTAGATATGGTGGAACTGAAGCATCTGTAAACATAAATAACTATGGTGGTACTTCAAGAATAATTGATGTACAAGCAGATAATACGAATATAACTGGCTCATTAATTATAAGTGGTTCAGCTGGTGATTTAACTATGTATGGACATAAGATGTTTAATATAGGTGCGTTTTATGATACAACAACACAATCAGGTTCAGCAAACGTTTCACAATCTATTAGTTATAATACAACAGATATAACAAAAGGAGTTTCAGTTGTAAGTGGTACAAGATTAACTGTAGCAAATGCTGGAACATATAACATTCAATTCTCAGCACAAATTGATAGAGTGGCAGGTAGTGGAACAGACACAGCATATATTTGGTTAAAAAAGAACGGAAGTAATGTAGTAGGTAGTGCGGGTGCTATAACAATATCAGGTGGTGCATTAGCTGCAAAAACAATATCAAGTTGGAATTATGTTGTTGATAGTGCAGCAAATGATTATTATGAATTAGTATGGCAAGCAACAGATAGTAATATTCAATTAATTGCAGCAACTGCAACAGGTAACATACCATCAATACCATCAATAATAACAACCGTAACACAAGTTAGATAATGGATTTAGAAAAGATAGCACCTATTATTGAGAAGATTATGAAGGATACCTTAGAACAGAAGCGTTACCCATTCGGTTTCGCCAAGTTCAAAGGTGTGGGTAATAAGGTTGCATCTGGTAAATTAAGAGATAGTATTTCAGTGAATGTGGTTAAGGTAAATGAGAATGAAACTATCATACAAGTGTTATCTGCTGAATATGCTCAATGGGTTCAATCTGGAAGATTGCCTGGAAAGAAAGGTGTGCCAGTGGATGCATTAGAAAAGTGGATTAAAGATCGTGGGTTAACAGGTAGAGATAAAAAAGGAAGATTCATAAAAAGAAGAAGTTTCGCATTTGCGATACAAAAAAATATAAAGAAATTTGGAATAAGACCTTCCAACTTTTTGGATGTTGCATTAGAAATGATAGCAGATGATCCAAAGATTATGGATTTAATTGAAGAAGGTTCTTTTGAAGAATTATTAGACTTAATACAAGGAATATAATTATGGCAACATTTGGTTATCAACGCTTATATAGCAATGGATTAAACAGCAACACGCAAATACGTCGTTCAACTGATATGGTTTACCAACGTGGTGGAACATATGAAATAGTTTTAACTGGGGACACATATGAGTCTTCAATGGAAATGGATGTTGATTTGTATTCAGATGGCAGCAAAGTTGGTAGAATGTCACTTGTTCCATATAACATAACTCAATCAGGATCAACATATACGTATAGATTTAATCTAAGACCATATAGTTATATGTCAAATTACGTGCAAGCGCAGCATTATACATATTATTGGTTAAACGATTGGTATGCAACTATAAATCAAATAAATCTAAATAACCCATATCCAAATAGCATAACAGCTAGTTTTAAATATGGATATAGATATATAAGCGGTAGTGGTACACCAGTAACTGAATGGTCAAAATATGGTCAAGACGCACCAATTAATAATTTTGATCACTATACTGACATTCCATTATGTGCAACATCAACTGGGTTTACTGCATCAGGTTTTACCAATACAGGTGGTAATTTTGACTATGTAGGTGGATCTTTCCAAATGCAGGACAAACTAATACTTCCAAATTTTGATCAAGAATTGGGCACCGTAATAGGCACAGGATTGACAATTAATACTGTTGATAGATTTAGAACTTACAGTCCTATGTCACAGTACTTAATGAACTATCCATCAGTACCAGAGATGAGTGAGACGGCTAGATTTTTAACTGACGCACCAAGGATACAATATATACAATCTAACGAAAATTATGTATTATATTACTTAAACGGACAGACAGGAGATAGACAAGTTATAGAAGCAGATTACGCAGTATTCCAATTTTATGATGAAGATAATAATCTAGTTAATACATTTAACCAACAATTGAATTTTATTAATACGCCATATGCATCACCAACAGGTTATACAGATACCTTACAAGTGTTCGCATTACCTTGTGGTCCAGTAGATATTGATAACATTTTTACTACAATAGACTGGGAAACAACAGCTTATTATAGAGTACAATTGTTTTATGCTTATCCAACCAATAGCGAATTAAGAAGTAGTTTAGGTCCAATAGGTCCTGTATCAGAAGAGTTTTTCTTTTATGTTGGAACTAACTGTGGTCCAGAAGATACTCGTCTTGCATTCTTAAATGATCGTGGTGGATATGATTACTTTACATTCACATCATATAGACAAGCCACCAAAAAGATTGATAGACAGTCTTATGATTCAAGATATTACGCAACTGATTTACAATCAGCAGATAGAGATTTTGGAAGAACAGTTAAGACCTTTGATACGAATGTCACACAAGAATTAGTATTAGAGTCAGACTATTTATCTGTACCGATGGCAAACTGGTTAGAACAATTATTTACATCACCACAAGTGTATGAAATGAAACCAGATTATATATCTCAAATTGATAGACAAGACAAGATATATAAGGATTTGAGACCTATGCAAGTTATATCAACTGAAGTTGAAACAATAACTAAAAAGCATAGAAAGCTAAATAAATATAAAATCACCCTTAAGTCTGCAGACTCTTACTTTGTAAACAGAGGCTTCTAATATATGGCAAACCAACAACAAACAGTTTTACGCGTAGCGACCAATTTACAAACAGAAACACTTATTTCTGGATCTACCTCAATGAGTGTATTATCATCACAATATGTTACATATGGTGGAAGTGGAACATTAGAAACTCCTATTACTGGTATTACAACTGACGATTTTAGTGCAAGCATTAATTTAAAAATAAGTGGTGGTACTGGTACTTTTTATTATACTTTTAATCTTCCAGAATATACTGGAAGTGGCCCAGGTTTTAATACACAATATTTAAAATGTGCTATTTCACATTCATCTGGATTTGATAGCGGAAACTCTGGTTTTCAAGAATATGGTTTAACAGGTATAACTGGTAATTTTAACGTTTTAAATGGAGATATTATAAATTTTACAACCACAACTGTTTTTGAAACTGGTACTACAATGAGTTTCTTTGTTGTTGCAGATAATGTGGCTCCAACTCCAGCCGTTACAACTTATGATTTTCTTGATTTATATGGAGACATTCCAATTAAAATAAATAAGTCATTTGCAGAATTGCAAGACATTTCAAAGCGTAATTCTGACTATTCTATTGGTTTACAATTACCAGGTAGTAAAAAGAACAATCGTTTTTTTGAAAGTTATTTTAATGTTGACTCTGATTCATTATATTTTGATGTAACCAAGCGTGTTCCTTGTGATGTTATATTAGACTCACAATCATACTTTACTGGTTATTTAAGATTAAATAAGGTGTCTGTATTAAACTCAAAAGTAGAATATGACGTTACATTATATTCAAATATTGGTGACTTATTTGGTAAAATAGGAAATAACCTATTAAAGGATTTGAACTTTAATGATATTGATTATCACTTTAATCATTATTTTAATATTTGGAATACATATAAGGAATGGACAATAACTGGTTTATTAAGTCAAAATAGTGTATCTTCTTTGTGGTTTTATCCTGTTTTACATAACGGATATAATTATACTGGCGATAGTCAAAATAGAACAGTAGTTAATGTTAGTGGTTCAACTACTGGCGATACTCGTTTATACACATCAACAGTTGCTTCAGGTTTTACTAACTATGCAGCATTTGTATCTGCTGGTGGTCAAGAATATAGAGTTAATTCTCCTAAATCACCATTATTAGACAATCAACTTAAACCATCTTTAAATGTGTGGGGATTAATTCAACTTATGTTTAAGTCATATGGCTATTCTATTAAGTCAGAATTTTTCAACACGCCTTGGTTTAAATTACTTTATATGTATGGTTACTTCAGTTCTGATACAACCAAATTTTCATATAAAACACCAGTGCCACAAACATTGGCATTAGATGGTGTTGAGGTAGTATTAGTTGAAACATTTGTTGATAGCACAGTATATTGTAATGGTGATCCTCAAATTAAAACAGATAGAACTTATACTATATATGTAGTTAAAGCTGGTACAGGTGTGCCAGCATTATGTAGTGAAGATATTACCATTGGATTAGATTTTAGGTTATTTAAATGCGACTCAGTAACTGGTACTGATTATACAAGAACTGTGACTATACCAGCTAATTCAACTGGAACAACATATTCTTGGATTAGCAATGGTTACCACCCAATTCAACCAGATATTGTATATAGTTGTGGAACTTGTGCTTGGGAATATCAACAAAACTTTGGTTATAATTCTTCAGTATCAACAGTTGGATTATCAACACAATCATTAGCTTTTCCACCAGTAGCACCTAATACAACGGTAGAATTTACAGAAGGAAGCTATGTTGATTTTAGTCTAGTGATTGATACTAATATAAAACAAATTGATTTTCTTTCTTCAGTAGCTAAGAAATTTAACTTAGTGTTTATTCCAGATCCTGATGTATCAAATCAAATTATTATTGAACCATATAGCTATTATATTGGTAAAGGTGACATACATAACTGGTCAGATAAGATAAGCTTTGATAAAGGTTTTTCAGTTGAACCAGCGTTAAACTATATTGAAAGTACTTTAAATCTAACTGATTTAGAGGATGGCGATGATGGTAACAAACAATTTAAAGATAGACAAAAACTTATATATGGACAAAATATTGTCTATAACCCAACCGATTTTAAATCACAGGAAAAGAAAATTGAAACAATATTTTCTCCAGAGATTATACGTAAATGGGATGATAGGATTGGTATACCATTAGGTATTAACTATGCAGCATCAAATAAACCTGGTGCCGTAGGAAGTACTGAACAAGTAACTTGGGAATATACTGGTATTAAAACCAAACCAAAATTATTTTTTAATCTAGGTAATTATTCTCCTTTCTTAGATCAAGTTGGTGAAACATATAATTATTCGGGTACAAGTGTAAATACAACTGCTTTTAGATTACAACAATCTGATGGAACAAATCCAGGTGGTTCAACATATGCGATTGCTTCAATTGCAAACCCTGTTATTAGTCACACAATGCCAATTGGTAATCCAGATAGCAATAAGATTAATAATGACTCTATATGTAATTTATTTAACTCACAAGAGCCTCAAGATATTGGTATAGGTATTTCAACATTTAACGCATATACAAACAATGATATATATTCTTTATTCTATTCAAATAGAGTAAATAACTTATATGATAAGAACACTAGATTTTTATCAGGATATTTTAATTTAAAACAATCTGATATTCAAAATCTTAAGCCACAAGACGTTATTAAAATTAACGAACAATACTTTGTTTGGAATAAGATTGAAGGATACAATTTAACTAATCGTGAATTAACCAAAGTTGAATTAATTCAAACAAACGTAACACCACAAGATTATCCAACTAGATATTTTAAATATCAATATTGTAGTGGTAATACAACAACCTATAAATTTAGAACATATTTTAATCCATTAGATAATCCTGAACGTTATTGGTATGGTGATAATTTAACATCAATTAGAAGAACATATTTCCAATGGAGCGTTTTATATGATTACTTTGTTGGTGTTCTTGGCGGTAATGTTTCTGGTTATACAAGTTCTGTTAACTCAGCTTATTTATATTTGGATGGCAAAATAACTCCATATGATATTTGGGAAGTAAGTGAGGATGAATATAACGCATCTGGATTAGATCATCAATATGATCCATTAGATAGAGAGTTTATAAATGGTATAGCAACTTCTGTTCCATCATCAGATGAATTTACACAAAATCCATATATATGGTTATTTTCAAATCAATTTGGATATGAAAAAGCAACATTAAATTTGGCGCCAGATTGTGCAACATTTACATCAATAGCAGCTTCTACTAATGTTACATTAAGTGCAGCAGCAGCTCCATTACCAACGCCTACACCAGCACCTACATCAATACCAGCACCAACGCCAACAGCAACTCCAGGAATACTTGGATCTTTGTTGATGAGTTATGATACATTAGAAGCTGGTGATAATTATAAAATATCTGTGAATGGTACTTTAAGAAAATTGGATTATGATGATTCAAATGATTTATATTCAACTTATATATATCCTGGCGATATTATTAGAATTACAGGAACAACACTAACACCAGGTGGTAAAATATTCTCATTATATAGAACTGATTATACAACAGATGATCAAGGTGGTGATATGGGTATTAGAACTACAGGTATTACTTATACAACAACAACAGTTGATCCATATAATGAATATATAACATTTACTGCAAGTACAACACCAGATAGTTATAACTTTGAATATTTGGCTGGTTTAACATCAGGACCTACACCAACACCAAGTCCAACTGCTACACCAACACCGACTCCAACACCAACACTTGCTTATCAATTTGAGCAAACAATGAACGGTGGTTTTACTGCATTAATGAAAAGTTTGATTGAAGTTGAAAACGGTGAAATATTAACATTACAAAATAAATATCTTGGTGTAAATTCCAAATATAATTTATCAACTGTAAAAACAAATATAGTTAAAGTATGTGCTAATAGTGCGTTATTAAATGAATCATTAGCAACAGGAGGTGGTCAAGGATTTGGTGGACCAGGAAGTTCTGGCCCAAAACCATATGCGGCTATTTTACAATCAACAGGTAAATATGTTATTGGCGGTCTTTTTGCGTCATACTCTGGTGTGAGTAAAAACGGTATTTTAAGATTAACAACTGGCTTAACAATTGATAACACATTTAATTCAGGTCAAACTGGATTGATTGGATCATTATTAAGTATTAAAAAACAAGCGGATGAAAAGATAGTTGCGGTTGGTAATTTCTCACAATATAATGGTTCTTCATTTGGAAACATAATGAGGTTAGACGCTGACGGATATATTGATTCAACATATAGCGGATTGACCACTGGTTTAACAGGAACGATTTATGCTATGGATATGTCTCCAGTTGATGAAAAAGTTTACTTAATTATATCAAGTGGATCGACATATAATGGTACAAGTTTAGGCGCCACTAATGTTATTAGAATTAATACAAATGGAAGTTTAGACAATACATTTACTGGTAGTACATTTGTATCTTCAACAGGAAGTGACTTTTTCTTATTTGGAAAAGCAATATTTGTTGATAGCAGTAATAAGATTTTGATTGGTGGTCAATTCCAATCATATAGTGGATATAGTCAAAACAATTTAATTAGATTAAATAATAATGGAACAATAGATACAACATTTGTTGGTGGATCTGGTATAACTGGTTATACAACAGGTGGTGTAAATAGTATTAAGCAATTAAATAATGGTGAATATTTAGTTGGTGGTAATTTCCCAACAGGATGGAATGGAAATACTGATTATAGAGGTTTAGTTAATTTGTATAGTTGGGGTGGTATTAATCCAGACTTTAAAGCTAAATTTGAAGTTATTCTTCCAAGTGGGACTACACTTGGTGGTGATGTAGAAGATATATTATTAACAAGTACAAATAAAATAGTTTTAACTGGTAATTTTATTTATAAATATAGCGGGGCGACTTGGATAAACTATGGTATAGTTGGATTAAATTTAGATGGTACAGATGACTATCCATTCTTTGATCCATATGCTAGTTGTCCAACTTCACCATTGCCAAGTAATACACCATTACCTCCAGAACCAACTCCTACTCCAACTCCAAGTCCAACAGCAACGCCAACACCGACTGCTAGTCCAACTGCTACGCCGACTCCGACTCCAAGTCCTAGTCCTACAGCAACACCGACACCGACTGCAACACCAATTGTACCAACAGCAACGCCAACGCCAACACCAACACCAGTTGCGCCTACAATGTCTTATAGATATAAGTCAACAGGAGGAACTAGTATAACCAAAACTATGAGTAATTTATGTGCGGATATTGTTGTTAACGGATCTTATTTATCAACTAAATGTAGAACAGGATTTTCTAGCACATCTGGTTCAATAAATAGCACAGGTTCAGTTGGGGCATTAACGACAGCTTATATTGGATCAATGGATATAACAATATATCGTGATGTTTGTAAAAGTAGTGGAACTTTAACTGTAGATCAAAGAAACTGGAAAGCATTTGTTAATGGTGTTCAAGTAGCATCATCAACTAGTGGAACAAATAATAGTGTACCAACTTGTTCATCAACATTGTCACAAAATACAAGTATAGCGACTTTTACAGTAGCTTCTGGTGACGCAATAATAATTGAATGGGAAGATATTTATCTTGAACCTTAAGAATACAATAATTTATATTTAATAATATATGGCAAGGAAATACATAAAACAAATAATAAATCAAAACTTCATATTCCCGAATGATGATGTTTCAGAGTATGATGTTGAGATTGTACACGATATTAATAATAATAGCGTTTCAGGGACCGTGGCTAATTTAGCCATAGTTTCTGGATCATCATCAAGCATAACATTTACTTATGATTGGACATTTACATTAAATGGTGCTGAACCATTTATTAGACAAGATGGATTTATTAGTGTGCTATCGGTACATATGTTGGCTCAAGGACAAAATTATTTCAAACCTTGGCGTCTAGTAGATGAAATAAAGGATGCAAATACTAATCCAGTGTCATTATCGGGTACGGGTCATTCAGTGACTGTAACAGCCTCTAGCGTTGGTTTAACTTCATTTACAAATGGTACCTATTATTTTGAGTTTAGATTTATTGGACATAGAGCAATTTTCCCAGTATGTGGTCAATTAACTGTCAGTACAATACCAACTCCAACTCCAACCCCGACAGCAACACCTGGGCCTACATCAACTCCAACACCTACAC